CCGGACGATGGCCGAATAGTTCACTCAGGATTTTCGGATAATCTCGAGGATTCTGATGCTTCACGAAAAACGGCAATTCAAAGATCTTCTTCTCCATGCTATGCACCAAAGGGCCCAACAATCCCTTGGATGTATCTGACGGGCTATTGATAGCCCGGAGCACCTTTGGTTCTGGGTAGCCTTCATGCTTCCCAAACGTTTTCGACTTGGGCAAGTCCTCACTGAGGTGAGTCGCATCACGTAACAATTGCATGATAACACTCTTCCGTGAACCATTGTACGGACAGCGACTCAGCCACTCTCTCACACTCACCACATCCTCCTCTAAGAGCGGTTGCATTTGACTTATTATCACTCTCTTAGCATACGCTTTAAACTCAGTGCTTAAACGCACCTTAGGCATGCGACAAGCGAACCTCTTGCATGCGGAGGCAATTTGATTCGAAATGTCGTATGGATCAGGCACGAAAGGCACTGCCGCCACATGACCATCCATAGTCTCACACCTTAGCTTTGGAATGACTCCAACCGGCCGGCGCTTCTCTACAAAGTCCTCTCGAACTTTGATATAGCAACTCGGATCCGGTTCGTCAACCTTCAGCCCATAATCTGAGACCGTGTAGCCATGTACGTACAAGACATGCGGCGGCTCTAGGCGTTTGAGTGCGGTATCAAGTCAATGACCCGACTCCTCCCGGCGTTGTAGAGCGCCCAGTAGATGAACCACTCCTGCGAGTGTCCCATGTATTCCTCATCTACTGCGATCTCACGACAGCGTGTCCGGCGAGCATGCGAAAGATCCAAGACCGTCTTCCACGACGCCTCAGGATTCTCGTAAAAGGCCGAGCACACTGAACGCCACCGAACACCCGACATGCAGACAATCTGTTCTGGAACTAACTGCGGGTGATAAATGGCATTAGGGACCGTAACGCGCCAAAGTTCAACGTCTGCAAATATTTCATCAGCGCGACGCTCCACTGTACGATCAACGATTCTGCGACAATCGCCATGATCGTCCTCCTTGTGGCCAGTGCAATCATTAGGCGTAACAGTCATGCGCCACAGGCAATACTGCCCATGCCACAGGTTACGTCGAGTGACCACTCTGCCTCCAAACCGCGCCATGACGTCACTCTGATGCGGCATACGCCACAAACACAAACCGACGCCAATCGCACCGCAGCAGACTGCGACACACCGATCACTTCGCGAACCACCGAGGAAGCCGATAAGTGCTTGACCCAACACCATCAGCCCCATGAGTCCGAACTTCAAAGGCCGCTTGACATACCGCCAAATGTAGTTTTCAGACGGCACAGAAACTGCGCCGTTCAACCAACTGCATACTTCGGGCGTCATGGTATGAATAGAACAAACCTCAGACAACATGTCACGGCCTCTTGTCACCCAAGCAAAATGCATCTGCTTCATTCGCGCCAAGTCATGTCTCGCCTTTTCGTGCACAACATCAGGTGCATCATGCTCGATATCCACGACAGGCGCTTCAGAGTGCTCATCCCGGCTCGGACTCGGTGCTTGCAACACATCCTCGGATTCGGGTGACTGCCCCATCAATTGTAATGGCCTCGATGGCGTCAAAGGCACCTCACAAGGCACATCAATCAACTCCACAGGCATCTCACCCAATGTATGCGGCAAGCGCATACAACCCAAGCGAACAGCCTCTCGCACAAGCTCTTCACGCTGGGACTCTGGAGAGTGATCACCAAGAACAAATTCATGTGGCGCTTCATGCTTCAGGCGTCTCCTACGCCTCGCCCGTCTACTCGGTGCCGACTCGGAGTCCTGTGGCCCTGGGTTCTTGTGAATACCAGCACGGGCCAACTCATCCTGGACCCCACGGCGCGTGTATTTGCCCCACTTCTTCCGTTGATCCTGCTCAATAGCCCGCTGATGCCGGGCCTTGAGCACAACCTCTTCGTACGATGGGCCACCTTCAACAAGAATCGTTTTCATCCCACGACTCATGCGGCGTACCCGATCACGCTCTTTCTTTGACAGGTTTCGAATATGAGGCTGGAAAGGCACGTTACGCGCCATCAGGCGCAAGAGCAACAGATAGTCCTCAAAGAAGACCACACCGTAATCTTGTTCCCGCAGCGCTTTGTCAAGACGCTGCAACACTGCGTCCATATCCTTCTGAACATCAGTGATCTCAGGCACCTGGACCTTCTCAACATGCTCCCCATGCCTCTTCGCACGTGACCTCAAGATTTGGTTAGCGACTTCAAGAGGTTTCTCCCGCAAAGCAGGATATTCCTGAAGAATCCGCGCAACCATTTGCGCCATGCGCTCCTGATTCACTCCCACCGTACGTCGTCCTTCCCTGTGCGCCCAAAATTGACCCAGCCAAGCCCTGAAGGCCTGTTTGCTCATAGGCTCTGCCATACGTATATAAGCATGCGATCCTGGGTCTGCGTAGAAAATAGAATTTCGCGCAAGCACAATCATATTGGCATCTTCTCGGGTATGTATTCGGCCAAATGTGACGCCAACTGGGGCAAATCTCTCAACGAACTCGCGTGCAATCCCCCCACCTTTCTGGATGGTACTGAGTGCCGCCTGCAACGCATGCTTCTGTTGAAGACATGGTCCTCCACGCAACATGGCTTGGAGCTCTCTTTCGGCGATGCGCACTCCCTTGTCGATTCCGTGTAGATCGTCGGTTTCATTGGCTGCAGAGATATTTGCCATGTGGTGATATGCACCACAGGGACTTCACCTAGTTTTGCTAACGAGCGCGCACTAGGTATGCGCATGCCGACGCCACAGGCAGTTCACCCACCTGGAGCCCGGCTATACCAGTTCACCCACGGCCTCAGTGATGCTTTATCAAGCACGCCCCACCCCAGCAAGTCTCAAAGAGTCCAACGCTTAAGGTGAAAGATGCCCGTCGAGCAACAAATACGCTAGGTTACCCTGCGGCAAATATTGCCAGGGAAAGACTAAGGGGCATAACGCACCGCAGGGAAAAG